AAAAGTATATTTTGTAAACCTTATTATTATTAGTATGCCAATTTGTCACCCACTTGCGACAATTTGTCACCCCCCCTGAACAAAGAGGGAACACAAAAGAACATACCTAGAACATCAAGTGCCATAAACTCTTTGGTATTCTTTCTCAACAGTCTTTCTATATGCTGGGTCAGTTTGATATCTTGGGTCAGCTACCATTGCCTGGAGTTCTGTTTTATCAGGTAAATTACCTTCTATCGCAACAGTTGGCATGTCTTGCTTGCCATTGATCAAACCTCTAATTTTCTGCATAACTCTTTGACCTTCAGCAGTGCCACCAAGAACCTCAAGCTCTTTATAGTCATCATTGGTAAAGACACCATCGCTAACAAGTTTTCTACTCCAGTTAATATTTGATTGAATTATTTCCTGGGCATTGACACCAAGCTTCTCTCTTTCTCTTGAAATATCGAGTTCTGCTTCTTCTTCAACACCACCAGTAATTTCAATAACTTTATTGATCAAACCAGTAATAGATTTATTTGAAAGTTGTTTTTCTTTTCCAAATTCAAGGACAGCCTGAATGACTGCATCATCAGGATCTACTTTTACTTCAGATAAATCATATTGATCAGGTGCAGTCTCGCCTAGTTTCTTTTCCAGGTGATTAATGCTTTTAGCCATGTTCTCAATGTTTGGACCATCTTTTTCATCCCAAAATTTTTCAGGAAACCAGTCAGGTCTTTCGTAGATTTCGCCTTCTGCAAGTTCTTCTTCTGCTCCAGTTTCTTCATTTTGGATGTGAGAGATTCCTTCTTCTTGGGCATTGTTATCCTCGCTTTCTATGTTTTGTGCTTCTTCAGCCATAAGGCCAGTAGATTGCTGTTCTTCTTGCACTACATCTTTTTCATCATTCATTATTGCATCTCCTCATACGTTGAATAATTTCTCTTACAATTGAGTTCTGTCCTTCCCTGGCATAACCATAAGAAGGCTCTGTACCAGGTGTCCATGCTGGTTGATCTATAGTTATAGATTGTAAATGTTGTAAAACTTTTTGTCCTTCTTCAGAAGAAAAACATCTCATATAAGTTTTATCAATCTCGCTGGGTTCGTTTTTATAAACGACATACTCTTCATCAATACCTTCCCAGCCACTATTGCTGTTGAGGTATCTGATCTTCTGTGCCTGGTCCTTGTCCATCCATCATTCCTTCTTGTTGTGCCATTTGTGCCATTTGTTGTGCTTGTTGTATCAATGCTTGCCGTTCTTCAGGTGTAGTCCTAAGCGAAGCTGGTATACCAAGATTATCAGCTATAAAATCCATAGCCTTATCTTGATTGAGAAACAATTGACCTTGTGGCCCTAACCCCTGAAGTATTTTCATATAGTTCAATACTTCGTTTACCTTCTCCATGTTTTGGGCCATAGCAAGTGGTGCTGTAGGACTAATCTTTACTTGCAAGCCGTTCACCTTCAAAGGCAATTCTATCATTCCTAATTCATTCATAAGTTCCAATGTTCTTCTTACTATTGGATACATAGTTTCAGATATTAATCTTCCAAATGCTGAACCCAGGTTCTGCGACAACTGCTTCATTCTTTCTTGTATCTCTGTTGCTGATCTTGCTGACATGTTATCAGGTGGCAAACTTTCATCCAGCATGATTGTTTTGATTGATGCAATGAGATCATTACTTGTGAATTGTGTTAGTTGTGGATCACCTGATCTTGGTAAAGGCTTCAAGCTTTCACCTTGTGGGCCACCATTTCTTGCTACTGGTATGATAGCTCCTGGCACAATACGAACTGTATTTGGATTCAAGACACCATCATCACTGGCTGTGAATACACCACCAATGGATAGACTAGCATTTTTCAAACCTAAATTTTTTGTAGTGTTGAGTGATTTGATGTCAGGCAATGCAAGTAATACTGGACCTCTTCCATATCTTTCGCCAGCCGTTTTACTATACCTGGATATAACCCAGGGGAAGCTTTTTAGTTCTCGGTAAACCAGTTCTTCTTTGCCACTGTAATCTATAATCTGATAATGAATATTACCAGTTTGTTTATCAAAGTATGTACCTTCAACAAGCTCAACTTCTTCAGTAGGATTTTGCTCATACTTTTTTGCCATGCTTTGTGGTATATTTATATCAGGAAACTCCTGGTCTAATACTTCATATGGTCTCTTAAATTTTCTGTAAACTTTCTCAACACTGCCGTTAGGACCTTCATCATAACATATCTGAAATGTAGGTATGCAAGTATATCTGATAGGCTCTACCTCATCACCTGGTAGTATCAGCATAACGGCTGTACCAATAGCAAGCTCTTGTAGAAACTCACCAATAGATAGGTCAAACTTTGATTGTCTCATCACTGAAAACATTTGATCAGCATATCTATCTAAAATTTGTTGAACTTCTATCTGTCTTTCTTCAGGAATTTGTTCACCTGGTTGCAACCGACACCAGGCTTGCTGGGGAGGAAATAAACCTGATTGTATTCTATTAGCGAACTTTTGTGTCGATTGCATGGCTGTTGAATCAAAGACTTGTTTCATTTTATTTTGGCCTGGCACACTACCTTCATAATAACCATCATATAGATTTTTGTTTGGTAGGGCATATCTGTAAGCATCTTCATAGATAGCTCGCCAGTGGGCCTTCTGTCTTTCTGCTTGCTCAAATCTTTTTCTTAGTTCTTGTGGTTTTAATTTTGTCATGTTTTTTTATGCCTATTCGCAAAGTTCCTAGCACTCTCTTTTGATCTAAAACCCCAAGCTTTCAAAGCTAGTGCTAATCTTGTTGGCCTTCCTTTTTCATCTTTTTCAGGACCTTTCATCCCAGCAAACCTTGAAGCAAAAGATATTCTTCTAGGACTTGTTCCAGTTTTGATTGGTCTTTTTAAATTTGCTCCTTCTGTTTTTTTGAAATGCTGTCTGCCAGCTTCATTCAATCCACCTTTTGGATTTTGAAATTTTTTAGCTACCATCTTTCTCACTTTTTATGGCTTGTATGCCACAAATCGGTGGACAAACAAATTCTATTTTATCTCCATTTTCTACTTTAGGCATAGCCATTTTGCAGATAGGACAGATAGGTAACCCTTTTTCAAACTTCTTAGGATTACGAGGATACGATCTCATGCTCTTGGATTTCTACCTGGCCCTAATGTTCTTTGTACTGGCTCAACTCCAGTGGCATCGCCTGACATAAGCATTCTGTTACGTCTGCTTCTTGAAATCTGCCTTGATGCTATTTTTCTTTTTTCTTCAGTTTCTCTTGCTTCTGCTCTTTGTTCTCTTTCTTGTTGAGCATCTAGCTCTGCCTGAGAAGGGCCACTAGGACCACCACCACCACCAAATAAACCACCCATTAAAACAATCTCCCATAAACATAATAGTCTTTGATATCAGGACCATATCGCCTTAACAATCCTTCTCTATCAAAATAACACATCTCCATCCATTTGATTGCTCTGTTATTTGCCTTACAAACATATGTTTGCAGTCTGTGAAGCTTGAGCTTCTCTGTTGCATACTCAAAAAATCTTAAACTACCTTTATGAAAAACCATTTTACTTGGTTCGAGATCATGTGTTGGAAGCATCCAGGCTTCAGCTACACCTTTCCATAATGGATACAATCCCCATATAACGACAATCTTCCCATTTCTGATTCCAGTAAAAGACAGTCCTTCAACTCCATAATCCTGGATATGTGGCCTTCCATAGCCATCAATTAAATCTTGTTCAAAAGATCTAAAGTTTGCCATGTGCATATGCCTTGCATGAAATGGTATCACTCGATGTTTCATACCATCCAACTTCATAACTTCCATAATTTCTTCTGATGTAAACATATCTCCCTCTATGCGAATACATTGAAATCTGTTTGTGCTACGACTGGCTGGCTAAATGTTCTATTACCTCTAGTCATTCTTCTCATCTCGCCACCACCAAGCAGACAATACCCAAGACTATCGCCAACATGCGAATGTTCATTTTTATTTGGTTTATCTCTAAATCTTTCTTGACCAGCACCTACAGCTACCCTAGTGAAGTGATAACCACCTGACAATGATTTTCTTAGCCTGAGACATTTTCTGTTTACCAGGAAGCCAGGCTTGCCTTGTATCAGTCTATTCATCGGCATAGCGACTGCTTCTCTTCTAACTTTGAAATCATTTGTTGCTGTAGGTCTTGCCAGTATCCCATTTGTTTTTAGAAACTCAAAAGATGTCTGTTCATAAATACCTTCTCTTGAAGCTCCTGCTGGATCGCCCCAAACCATGAACTCATTGTTTTTTGGAAACCTGATAGCCATTTCTGATTTCAGCAGATTCACAAATCTATCCAAACCCATATCAAAAGTTACAATCTCATGTAAGACATGCCATGCACCATTAGGCATTTTTTGTGCAAAGACAGCCGAAGGTGTAAGACCAAAGTCCAGTCCTACTTGTACTGGTATATTCTCATCTACTTCTAGATCAGCAGACATTGTGCTGTCATCATACTCAGGCCATACTGGTCTTCCTTCCTGGACATAGGTATACTTCCCTTCTGCATAACATCTAACCCAGTCTAAATTTTTACCACCGAGTAGCTGGTCATAGTATCCATCAGGTA